GCTAATGATTTTTCCCTCCGCTTTAAGTTTTTCCAGAATACCATATATGTGGTCAAAACTAAATTCCAATTCACCACATAATTCAGCTAATGATTTTTTACCATCAATGTGATAAATTAGATAATCGTAATTAAGATTTATTTGAGGATTAAAACTTTGTAAACCATACCTGCTTCTCATTAACGGTCCCTTAAAGTTTCTCTTTGGTATATAATCTTTTTCCCAGACTTCAATTATCTTTAAGATTACATCTTGAGTTTCTTTAATCATCTCATAATTGATTATCTCTGGGGTATCAGCAGTAGTATGATATTCGCTATATGGGAAACGAGTGAGAAGTAATCCGGGTATTCCGATTATTGGGTCATTAAAGACATATTCATCAGAGCCAATTACATTCCTAAAATTACCTTTGCGATATGGTCTCCCAATGGTTTGTAAAGCACAGTGTAAAACACGATTTAATTTATTATAATTGTCAAAGGACTTCTGAACTAATAATGTATTGTTGTTTCCACAAATATCAACAGCAATCATAAACTCAACCTTAGATATGTCTTGGGTTAAGGCATATCCGATTGAGCCAATAGTTTCAGGACAAAAAATTATTTTAACTGTATAATCTGATTTAATTTTATTTGCTATATCCACCAAGCAGGCTACTCCAGATAAATTGTCATTGGCTTGATAGGGGTGGTCAAGGTGAGCGAATAAGAGAATTTCTTTATCTATCTTGCCAGGGATGGTGTGGACACCTATTTTCATCTTGCCAGGTCTAAACTCGCTATCTATAAATACTTCATATTTACCTTTAGGCAAAGCGTCTTTATATTTAGTGGCATCAGTTTTTAAGCCATTAATATGGACACTGATTTTTCCATCACCGTAGTCTTTACACTCGGCACAAATATCACCCAACTTCTTCCAGAAATTTCCTTTCTTTTTTAAAGCGACATTCTTAGGAATACCGAACGCCCAGTTCTTTTCATAAAATGAAAAGGTATATGGTATTTCGTCTGGCCTTTCGTCTGAGACGATTAGGTGGTCTTTTAATTCCTCTAGTTCAACTACACCAGAAAACGGGGTAGAGTCAATCGTTAAACACATCGGGTCATCCTTATAATCTAAAATCTTTTTGCCCTTGTATTTAATCCACGCATCACGGACAATCCACTCATCTGGGACAGTCCAAGTTTCTAACTCTGTTCCGCTTGGTATCTCTATTACTTCTAATTTTAATAAATGCTTAAGATACTCTAGGGCATTATCATAACCCTCTCCTAATAAACATCTGTTAAGCGGGTACAAATCCTTGATTATTTGTTCCATATTTTTTCTATCTCGTCAGCCATTTTTTTAACTGGCTCACTTATATTAATACCACCGTCATTAATTACTGCCTGCCTTCGTTCCTCTCTTAGTCTTTTGGGGTGCTTAATGGCTTTTTTAATGGTATCGTTTAATTTATAAATATCATCTACCTGATAACAACCATTAGAATAAATTCGTTTATATTCTTTATACCTGTTATCTCCGCCTGCTGATTTAGGTATCCATTTAGTATAGGCGACTACTGGAATATCCAGACTTTCAGCTAACAGTTCGAAGGTGCTTTCACAACTCCCAACTACTACATCAGCAATGGCTAGTATATCAGAAACTATTTTGAAATGACTCGGGTGACTACGGTCAGAAACAATTATATTGTCATAGATTGGTAAATTCTCTCCAACTAATCCCTTAGTGATAACCTTGTATTTACTTGGTAGCTTACGAAGCTCACTGGCGATTATCGGATTTTCAGGGATTGGTTCTGGCCAATGTTCCAGACTGAAAACTATATTAATACCCTTATGGTATTCTCTTGGTTTTAGTCTTTGAAATAATGGGCAGCCGACTACTCTTATTTTGTTTTCACTTATTCCACAAGCAAGTAGCCTATCTTTATCAGCCTCTCCCCAAACAAACACAATATCCGATTTCAACCCCTCATTAAATGGTGGAAATATCCGAGATGTTCCTCGTCTACCGTGCTGGATAAGAATTGTTTTTTTGCCCTTCTTTTGAGCCATCCTAATTAAATCTGCCCAACCTTGACTTTCAATCTCGTTCCAAAATACCAAAATGTCAAACTTTTTCCAACCATCAATTTCAAGACCTCGCAAATCCACTTCGTGTCCCCTGCTTTTAAGCTCAACAGCCAAGTCGTCCATTATTCCATTCCAGTTAAAGAGAAGGATTTTCATTATCTTTGGTTTAGTGTTTTAAATTTTGAATTCTGTTGACAAGCTAATTCCCACGGTAATCCAATAACATCAGTGGTTCTGTTCTTTAGCAACCAGTTATATTGCTTTTCCTGAAGTTCTTTTCTAAACTTCTCATCTACGATTAGTTTCTCAATCTTATTATACCAGTCTTTAAAAGTATTCTTGGCGGTATAATTACATTCTAAACTGTAAGGCTCTACATCAGAGGCTAAACAAACTGTTCCAACTCCGACATACTCGTAATACTTTATACAGCTTTTCCCTTTATTAAACTCCGTGTTCTGAAGGGGGGCTAAGCCAATGTCTATATCAGCTCTTGATAAAACAGACGGATGAAGCTCTGGTGGCATAAACGGAATATGAAGCATCTTAGTCGTTTTCAACTTGTTATAAAAATCTAAGGCTGATTGAAAATAAGCGTTCTGCTCTGGTTTAAGGTTAAGGCTTAAATATTTCCGATATGTATAAATAGCTGCCTCAAGTGGCTCACCAGTAATACCATATAGGGTGAAGTAAAAATCATACTTAGCCGATAAGGCTTCAATAACCTCAACTATTAAATCTAAGTCTTTCCAGTGTGATGCTGCCCCCATATAACCGATAGTTAATCGGTCATTCATCTTGGGGCGTTGTAAGTAAAGTCCCAGGTCAACACCATTAGGACAAATAAATACTTGTTTCTTAAAGTGTTTCTTAAACTTCCTTTCTAGTGCTTTACTAGGGGTAATAACAGCGTCAGCTTCTTTTATCATTGCTTCATACTGGTCCTTAAAAGCGTTGGATACTAAAGTAGAAGGATTGTCTTTGGCAACCTCCCAGAAGTCATCGTCCATATCATAGAGAACTCTTTTGCCAGCTCGCTTAAACTCTCGCATTAACTTAACAGGGTTATATTGTGGGGGATAAGTCCTGCCAAAAATAACGGTGTCTGGCCAATTCATTAATTCCTCTGGAAAACTCTCACCAATAACTACTTGCTTAACTCCGTGCCCTCTTTTAAGTAAGGCTCTGGCTGGCATTTCATTACGATGAAGCCATATACCAGATTGAAATGACATTATAGTGTCGTGGACAAACATTACCTTCATATTTCTTATTTAAGGTTTTTAATAAAATCAACTAAGGCTTCATTCTCCTTTATCTCAGCTTGCTTAGTAACTAACTCTTTACGAGACTGCTCAATAAAAGCATCATTACTTCCGCTCAATATTCTGTTTTTAATGTATTCCTCTAATATCTTATTTACTTCGTTAAGATACTGGTATCGCCTTACTAGCCGAAACTTGGCTAGACGACGATAATACTTTTGAATTAATGTCATATTTAGTTATTTTCAGATGTCGCCTTCCGCCCACACATCTGATGAATGGGCAGAAGACAAACAACTATTATATCAAGGGCTAATAGCCCAGATTTTTAGTAATAACCTGACTGCAACGGAACATTCAAACCACGAGAACGATTTTTGGTAGTAACAGTTGAACCATAAACAGTCCAAGTGATAAAGTTAGAACCAATCATATCGTCTTTCTGTCTGATTTCCAGAGCAGGAGATTTTAGAAGAGCTACATCAATCATACCCTTGCGACCAAAGTAAACTGATTTACAAGTGGTAGCAGACACAGCACCGCCAGAAATTGTTGGAGCAATAGCTGAACACTTACCATCTGGAAGATTGTTGGAGATATAGACTTGGAAGCCCATAAAATCTCCAGCATAACCATTTCGTAAAGTGGCATCAGCTACATTGTAGCCAACAGTAGCAGCTTTGGTTTCGATGTAAGAAGCTACCTTAGGAGTAACAACAGCACACCAGTCGCCCATTTCTTCAACGTTGTTCTCACGTAAGATTTTACGTGCGTTAGCGAACACATTGATAATTGTGGCGGAACCAGCAGAAACTGGTCGGTGAGCAGTGCCACCTTGTAAGCCTGAGGCATCTACACCGTAGGTTGTGAAGCCATCAGCACCAGTAATATTGGCAAAGACGTGAGTATCAATAGCGTTCTTTAGCTGATAAGCAGCTTCGGTAGCTAATTTACTTGCCTGGTCAACATTAATGGTTAAAGCTCTTGGGTTGTCAACGTAGAAAGCGGCATACTTATAAGTGGAAACCACTAAAGTATCATATGCCCAGTCTTGGTTGGTTGCTGAAATTGTCGTTCCAGGAGTGTATGTCTTAGCAGACAAATCACCGAAACGAGGAATGTGTAAGGTGTCAGCATATCTTAGAGTGTCAGAGAATTGTAAATTGGCAACTTCTAACGCAACTAAAGATTTATACAGTGGGACTTGGACCATTGCGGACCACAGTTCAGGCTGTATCGCACTTACATCATTGGAAACTACTTGACTCATATTGAGTTGTTAATGCTCAATAAACCTTACTTACCAATATCAACTCGATTAACACCATTGTTTCTACCACCTCTAGGGTCTTTGTATAAGCCAGCTTTGGCTAATACTTCCTCCATAGTTTTTAGGTCAGCATTCGCAACTTGTTCAGCGATTGATTTTGGTCTGTCTTGCTCTAATTGTTTATTAGAGGGTTTAAGAGCAGCTTGTTCTTTCTCGACTTTACTCCTATAAGCTGATTGCCAAAGTTTAAAGTCTTCATCAGAAATTACTTCATTAACCTTTTTGCCAGTTAATTTACTTTCTAATAAAGCCTTTTCTTGTTCACGTCTGTCTAAATCTTTTAGGGCAGATGTGGTCATAACAATTTCATCGATGCCTAAGCTATCAGTGGACTTGTTATTGATTTCGGCTTTAAGGCGTTTCAACTCATCGTTGATTTCCTTAAATCTCTCATAGGGTATCGTCTTATCACCAGACTTAGGTGCTGGTGGCGTTGGAGTTTTATCGACTTCACTGTCGGCAGGAGTTTCCTCCTCAACTACCTCCTCGGTTGACGGCTCCGAGATAACGTCTTTTTCATCTTCCATAGTTTCATTTTTACGCCTTTAGTGGCGATTTATTCGTATTGATTAATAGATTTTATATTTGACTCACTCTCATAGAAAAACGAGAACAACTTTTTTAAAATCTTCTTAGCGGATTTATGAGCTTCTAGCTGGACTTCACCGTTTATACCCTCAATATTATCTAGCTCTAAAAGTTTTTCATCTAAGAAATCTTTCAAAGCTCTCCCCTCGGTGGTTGGTCTCATTGCTAAAAGTATTTGTTGTCGCTCTTGTTTCGTCATATTTATACTGTAGTTTGTCCTTGACCAGGAACAGCAGCTTCAAGAGCTGGGGCAGAAACACCACCTCCAGCACCGCCAGTCATCTCTGGCATCTCTTGCTGTTTCTTCTCAACATCAAATATCTCATTAGGATTAATGCCACCATTTTCAGCAATCATCGCAAGTATCTTTTTCTTTAGCGGGTCTTCAACCATCATTGGGTCAGAAGTAACTGCCTGTAAGATAGCAAATAAGGTTGCGTTCCTAACTCGAGTATCAACACTTTCACCAGTTATATCAATATCAACATCGTATTTAAGGTTTTTGTAAAACCCTTTAGGAACTTTAATGTTTTTCTCCCTATCTTTTTTAATTAAGGTTTCAACAGCCTCTTCTATTATTCCGACCTCTTCTTCATTTGGCAAACCACGCCCCTCTACAAACTGTCTGATAACCTCATTAAATGCCATTTGACCTTTTACCATATCTATAAATGTATCAAGGTCTTTACCAACTAGACGAATGGTATGTTCTTCGTTATTCTCTTTTTCAAATTTAGGGATAATTACTTTATACAACATTTCCTTAATATCAAGAGCAATGTTCTCTTGGATAAGCTCAAAGTAGGAAAGTGTTTGGGTCATCGCCATCTGAGCAGACCCCAGTGGGGTGCCAGCTGGTAATCGTTCTCCCTGTACCACATCATATGAGAAGGTAAGCTCATCTCTATTTTTCATCCATCTCTGGTCTTGTTGATTAAAGAAAGCCAGGTTCTCGCTTGAAGCCATATTAATCGGAGTAATTTCACTCTCCACATTTAATACCTCTCCATTACGGGTATCGGTCATTAGATTCCGATTTACCGCAGGGTCTCTAGTTTGAAATATTTTTAGAGCTGCCCAATAAGATGACTTGTTTTGTAAATTGGTGTTTTGGTTTTGGGCGATTTGCGGTTCAAATAATTCTTCCACAACTCCACAGCCCAACCAGCGACCAGAAACTTTATCAGCGTGGAATTCCCAGTATGGGTGTCCTTCCCACTCCTCATCTCCTAAAACAACTCCTGGGCGTTCAACAAGTTTATTCCCTGACTGGTCGTATTCGTCTAATCCGACATCAGCTAAGAAAACTCTACGATAACTCCACTCATTGGTTTCCTCGTTCTTTAATTCTCCATAGCGTTCAAAGACTCGAATATGGGAGGTGTTCTCCATTTTATGGAACTTATCAATTACCTCATCAACCTTATCGTTACTCCACTTCATCTTTTTAGCGACATTTCTAAAATCGTATGGAGTATAATTATGGATTTCAATTATATAAGCGGACTCATCTAAGCTGTCGGCTGATTGTTCAACTACGAAGTTTCTTAAGTCTACAAAATAAGGGAAGCCATCAACTATTTTTAAAACAACAGAACCATATATTGGTATCTCTTTAAAAGTACGATTGAGTATCTTCCCAAATTCCTTATCTCTCATCCAAAACTTCAAATCCCTTTCCATAAACCAAGTTTTCTTAGGGTCTCCACCTTCAACGGTTAAGAGCCTAATATTCTTGGTATCAAAATCAATCGCCTTAGAGAATATCTTACAGGGATTACGATTTATATTATAAAAGAATTTCTTATCACCTTCTTCATCGGTTTCCCCAGTAACATACTTGGAGTTATAATAAAAATAAATTTTATTAATCGTCTCATACTGGTTAAACGTCAAACCAGGCACAATTTGAATGCGCTTAGTTTGGAAATCAGAGATTTCTTTATTTATTTTTTTAATCACAGATTTGGTTTAGCTAACCAATTCTAAAATATCGTCAGCTAATTTATTAACATCCCCTGTCATAACAGGGTCTCTGTCAAAAAGAGTCGGTGTTTTAGTCTTTAAAAGATTAACTAACATCTCCTTCTTATTTGTTTCTACTGTCTCTACACTTAATAATTTTTTCTTAAACATATTTATAAATATTGAAAGGTTCTTCTAGGCTTAGGAGTTACCTTAGCCGCCCTTATTTCTATTATTTTCTCTGGTGAATAGTCCCAGAAAGCTAACATAGTTGATATTACATCGTCATCGTGGAAGCCTCTGGCCGCCCCAGCTCCCTGATGAGAAGCACTATCAGACCAAAGAAAGGTTTTCATCTCTTCGGTAGTCTTTCTATCAAAGACTTTAATTTGTTTGTTTCTTAATAATTTTTGAAAATGCTGGATTAACTGTTGTTTACTATCCCAGCTCATCCTAAAACCTAATTTATCGGTTTCTTTATCGGTTTTATAATCTAGTTGTTTCCTGTAATAAACTCTCAAATCTCTAATCTCTCGGATTAAAGCCGCCCCAGCCGCATTACATTCAGGGATGATTAAAGGTTTGTGATATTTGTAGTATAAAAACTTAAGTTTGTCGGCTAGGCCATTAATAGGAACCATCCCATTAAACTTAGCTACTTTAGCTCCAGCGTCAGACACGACACTGATGCTCCCTGGGTCAACCACCCCTTCTGATGGGTCAACACCCATTCGGTATTCGTGTCCCTGGACATAAGGCTCATATATCTCACAGCCCTCCTCAATAGCTATTGGGAGCTTACGCATACCCTCTAGGTAGTTGATATGCTCTTTGGCGAAGACACCCCCCTTAGTAATAAGGTCAGTGGTCCATTCACCCTTTACATACCGCCTAACATAGTCCTCACCCATTGCTTCCTGCTTCCTTAGATAATCCTCTGGAAGATTGTCTCTATTGTCATACATTGAACTCTCTATCAGCCGATGCCCTGGTCTGGGATTAGCAACAAAATGTTCATATGCCCAGAAATTAGCTGGATTACAGGTCATATTACCCTGTCGGACAGGGACATTACTGCGTCTTAAACGGGCATTTAAAGCCTCAAAGACGTTATATTCTACTTCCTCTAGCTGGTCAATGAAGTATGCCCCTAAATTCAATGACTTGACCTTCTGCTCCGCCTTCTTAATATCAGCTACGCCACCTGATTGCATAGCGTCTAAACCAAATAAAAGTATCTGACTTCCATTGTTAAAGTTAATAACCGCCTCCTTAACCTTGTATTCATACCAAGTAGGCGGAATGAGCTCAAATAAGTCAGGCAGGCACGCTCTTTCAATATCAGATAGGGTCTTCCTGCCTAGTAAAACTCTATTCCCAGGAAAACACTTAACAAACAGAATTAACTTAATCCAGAGGGCAAGTGATTTTCCAGACCCATACCCGCCTGCGTTTAAACAGAAGTCACTTTTAACATCACAAATGAAATCTATCTGCTTAGGGTTTAGTTTATACTTCTTGCCTTTTAAGGTAATCTCCTCAATCTTTCCTCCTGCTAATATATGTTCCCCTAACTTAACCCATTCTGATTTGTATTCTGGCATACTCTTATTGTTTTTTGTGTAATATTAGGGTATAAGTCTATTTCTTGAGTGTGCGGGTGGGCTATATA